AGACACACCTTTCATGTCTTCTATTGGCAAGACAAAGGCTACTGCTGTTCTGCACGAGTGGCAGACTGACAGCTTGGCTGCTGCTACTTTGTCAAACTTTGCAGTTGAGGGTGCAACAGCATCTGACGCTACTATGTCTCCAACAACTCGTGTTGGCAACCGCACTCAAATCGCTCAGAAAACAATCAAGATTTCTGGCACTTTGCAGTCTGTTGACAAAGCTGGTCGTAAGTCTGAAAAGGCTTATCAGTTGGCTAAAGCCTCTGCTGAAATCAAGCGTGACATGGAAACATCATTGTTGAGCAACCAGATTGCTGCCAATGGTGACTCCACTACTGCTCGTAAATTGGGTGGTCTGCAAGCATGGCTGAACAGCAACTACTCTGGTGGTACTGATGGTGTTGCTGGTTCTTTGGGTACAACTGCTCGTGTAAACGGCACAAACCGCACTTTCACAGAAGCCTTGTTGCAATCTGTTGTTAAGAGCGTTTATGCTTCTGGTGGCAACCCCAAAGTGTTGATGGTCAACCCTGCGCACAAGCAAGTGGTTTCAGCTTTTGCTGGTATCGCTGCACAGCGTTTCATGGCCCCTGCCAACACACCAACCACAATCGTGGCTGCTGCTGATGTGTACATGAGCGATTTCGGTACAATTTCTGTTGTTCCTAACCGCTTCATGACTTCTACCAACTCATGCGATGAGACAGCATTTGTGCTTGACCCCGACATGGCTGCTGTTGCTTACCTGCGTCCTTTCCAGACCAACGAGTTGGCTGTGACTGGTGACAATGAGTCTACACAGTTGTTGGCTGAGTACACCTTGGAAGTTAAAAACCAAGCTGCACACGGCATTATTGCTGACTTGACACCTTAATCTAAGGTAACCCCGAAAAATGCCTCAGACTTAACCCTCTGGGGCATTTTCTTTTCTACCCAAACTGATAGAATTAGTGTATGGAAAAGATTAGAGAAACTGCTGTTCATGCCGATGGTGAAGGTGGCATCATCATTCAAACTCGTCAAGACGTTTCTGCTATTGTTGAGCAGAACAAAAAGGAATATAACTCCTTTGATGAACGAGCAAGATGGTCTGACAACTTGTTTGGCAACAAGGTTGCATCTATCCCATTGACAGTTATTGATGACCTTAACAAACAAGGCATCATGCGTGGTTATGCTGTTGTTGATGATAAGCGTTTTGCCGCTTTCCTAAATGACCCATTGAATCGTGCATGGCGCACTAGAACAGGAGTTGTATGAGTTTTACTACCTATGCTGAACTACAGACAACTATCGCAGGATACTTGGCTCGTTCAGACCTAACAACTCAAATCCCAGACTTTATTCGTTTGGCAGAGATTCGCTTGCGTAGAGACTTGCGTATTCGCCAGATGTTGAATTCAACTACGCTGACCTGCACATCGGGAACAGCGACAGTCAGTATCCCATCTGACTTCTTAGAAGTAAAAGATTTTGTCGTCAATGTCAATCCTGTGATGCCATTGAACTACCAATCACCATCTTTGTTCTCTCGTAACTCACGAACAACAGATGTGGGTAAGCCATTGGATTACACAGTTCTAGCTTCTACATTTAAGTTAGCACCAGTACCTGATACTGCTTACACATTGACATTGATTTACTCTGCTGCGCCTCCTTACTTGAGTGATTCAAACACAAGCAATACATTCATGACTGTGTGTCCTGATTTGCTTCTGTATGCGTCTTTGCTAGAAGCAGAGCCTTACTTGATGAATGATGTTCGTGTTAACACATGGGGAACTATGTTTGACAGGGCTATGAATTCGTTGACTCGCTCTGATGAGAAGGGTCAATTCTCTGGCGTTCCTTTGGCAATGCAAACAACATACATCTGATATGCCTACACAAAGAATACAACTAGGTGAGTGGATGCCTGACCAGTCAGGTATTACTGGTGTACTGACAGACGCTAAAAATGTAGTGTCTCAGGCTGTGGGGTACGGCCCATTTCCAACGGCTGTATCTTTTTCAGACTCTGCTGCCGAGCCTCTAATTTCTTTGTACGCTGCCAAGAATCCAGACTCCACAACTCAGTTGTTCGCTTCTGGTACATCTAAGATTTATACAGTAAGTGGTGTTGGTGCATTGACTGAAGTTAAGTCAGGCATGACAACAGGCATTAACGACAAGGTTCGTTTTACTCAGTTTGGCAAGGTTGTCATCACAACAAACAATGCTGACAAGTTGCAAGCATGGACGCTAGGAACATCCACTTCTTTTGCAGACTTGGACGCTACTGCACCTATTGCTAAATATATTACTGTTGTGCGTGACTTTGTTGTTGTGGCTAATACGCTAGAGACAACACAGCAACAATATCGTGTTCGCTGGTCTGCCATCAATGATGAAACAGACTGGACAGAGGATGTAAACACTCAGTCTGACTACCAAGATATTCCTGATGGTGGTCAGATTGTTGGAATTCGTGGTGGTGAGTTTGGCTTGGTGTTCTTGGAAAGAGCCATTAGCCGAATGACCTATGTTGGTACGCCATTCATTTTCCAGTTTGACAATATATCTCGTAACAAGGGATGTATGGTTGCTGGCTCAATTGCTCAGTACCAAGGCATTACATTCTTCTTGTCAGACGATGGTTTCTATATGTGTGATGGTCAGCAAGTCATTCCAATTGGAAGTGAGAAAGTTGACCGATTCTTCATTGATGACGCTTCAGAATCTGATTACAACTCAATGTCTGCTGCTGTTGACCCAATTCGCAAACTTGTGATTTGGAACTATGTAGCGATTGATGGAAATCGTAAACTGATTATTTACAACTTTGCCACTAAGAAGTGGACATATGCAGATGCAGGTACAGACTACTTGTCTGAAGCATCATCTACTGCTGTAACGCTTGAGCAGTTGGATAGCATTAACTCATCTATTGACGCATTGACAACAAGCCTTGATTCTCGTTTGTATGTTGGTGGTAAGTACTTCCTTGGTGGTACGCTGGGCAATAAGGTCTATACCTATACAGGAACAAATGCTTCTGGTCAGATTGCTACTGGCGACATTGATTTGGGTGGTCAATCTGTAGTTACTTTGGCTCGTCCACAAGTTGACAATGGTTCTGCTACTGTTGCTGTAGCTTCTCGTCAACTGTTAAGCCAAGATGTGACATTTGGTAATGCTGTGGCTGCTGACTCAGAGAACAGGGTTTCTTTGCGTAGTTCTGGCAGATACCATCGGTTGCAGTTAGTTCCTACTGGTAACTGGACTAATGCTGTTGCAATTGATGTGGATGTAACTGGTCAAGGGGTTCGTTGATGTTTAGAAGCCTACCTGCTTTCGGTGGTGACCAACGAGCCGTGGCAGAGGTTGTTCGTGGCATCATGGATGGCAAGACCAATAACACAGGGACGATTACTCTGGCGACTGGTGGTGCAACTACTACCACTCTGGTGGACAGAAGGATAGGCCCAGACAGCGTAATTCTGTTTGCACCAGAAACATTTGAAGCATCTAGGTCTATTGTTCCTCGTGGTGCTTTCCAAAATGATGCAGACCAAACATTTGGTGCTGTTAATACGCCTACAGTAGTTGCATTTAGTACAGTAGATTCTGCATATGGGTTTAGTCTTGCATCAAACAAAGTAACTATTGTTAATGCTGGAACTTATAACATTCAGTTTAGTTTGCAGTTTGCTAACATGGACTCACAAATCCATGAGGTTATTGTTTGGCTAAGAAAGAATGGTACTGATATTGTTGGAACAGGCAGTAAATATGCTGTTGTTAACAGTCATGGTAGCGTAGATGGCTATTTAATTGCTGTAGCCAATTTTTTTATTGATGTGGCTGCTAATGACTATATTGAGTTGGTCTGTTCAACAACATCAACTCAGGTATATCTTGAAAGATATACAGCATCTACAAGTCCTTACACAAGACCATCAATTCCATCTAGTGTGATTACTTTCACATTGGTTTCACCTTTGCCAGAAATGTATGTAAGCAGTCAAGGACAAGGAACGGCAACAATTAGCCACTTAGCCAATTCAACTGCTGGAAAAACTTACAAATATGCAGTTATAGGTTGATTTCTCACAAATTTTGATTAAAATGGATTCCGTGGATGACCCGCTATGGAATCCGAAACTCTAGGAGTAAAACATGGCGACTACTACCACACAAACAATTGCACCAGAAATTGCACCATATCTTACATATGGTTTGCAACAGGCATCAGGTCTGTATCAGGCTGGAGGCCCACAATACTACACAGGCGAAACCTTTGTAGCCCCATCACAAACCACACAAGCAGGTCTTCAGGCTTTGGAGACTCGTGCATTGGCTGGCAATCCTTTGACTGGTGCTGCACAGCAACAACTGCAAGGTACTATTGGTGGTGCTTATTTGGGTGGAAATCCATTCTTCCAAGGTGCATTTGCGCCAGCAGCACAAGCAGCAGAAAGCCAATTTAAACAAACTTTAGGCGATATTGGCTCTAAAGCTAGTTTGGCAGGGCGTTATGGCTCTGGTGCTATGGGTAATTTGCAAAATCGTGCAGCAGGTCAGTTTTCACAAGCATTGACTAACACAGCAGGTCAGTTGGCTTATCAGAACTATGAAGCAGAGCGTCAGCGTCAGCAACAAGCTACTGGCATGGCCCCTCAAATGGCTGCTACTGATTACCAAGACATTCAGAATCTATTGCAAGCTGGTCAGATTCGTGAAGGCTATACAGGTCAACAATTGGGTGCTGACATTCAGCGTTTCAACTTCCTGCAAAACCAACCACAACAGAACTTGCAGAACTATATGTCGCTTGTCTATGGAAACCCATTAGGACGAGTTGGTTCTACTACAGCGTCTGGTGCTGCTGATACTTCTACTTTGCAAAACCTATTAGGTACTGCTGCTACGGCTGCTGGTGTTTACAAGAATCTTGGTTCGCCTAACCTTAGTTGGTTGAATCCATTTAGTTCTAATTCTTCTGGGACATTCCAAGCAGACCCTAACGCCTATGCTTTTGGCACACAATACTGGGATTAAACATGGCTGGACTATTAGACATTTTCGGTACTAGCGGTGCAGACACAATGGGTCTGTTGGGTATGTCACAAGCTGACATTGCTCGTAATCGTGAAGACGCACAAGCACAAGCACTCTACGCATTAGCTGGCAGACTATTCCAAGGAGGGAATACTGGTCAGTCTATTGTTGAAGGCTTGCAACGTGGTCAGCAAGCATATCGTGGTGGTATGCAAGGTGCTTTGCAAGAACAATTGCAAAATACTCAGTTGCAAGACATGATTCGTAAGCGTCAGCAAGAGCAAGCAGCATTGGCTGAACAACAACGTGTTCAAGGAATTGTTCAAAAAGCTGTTCGTCCAGAAACATTTGCAGAAACTCCATTGACCAATATGTTTGGACAAGAGATTGCTGGCCCTAATCAGCCACAAGCAAAAGGTGCTGGATTGACACAAGATGTTGTTAATCAGTTGATTGGCTCACAACAAGGTCAGGCTGCTTTGACTCAGTTGGCTGATTTGATGCCTAAGATTCGAAAGGCTGGAATTGGTGTTGAGCAAAAAGCTGAAGACAATCCTTTCTTGGTATTTACTCAAGACGAGACAATTCCTAAGAACATCAAAACATTGGC